TCTGGTGTACCTGTAATATCTCCACCAGAACTATCAGCTGTTCCATCTACTGATAATCCTTTTAAACTTACATTTGTTCTTGCAGTAGTTGATCCTTGTTTTTCATCAAGAATATCTTTCATTGAGATTTGATTAGGTGAACTTGGTAATGTCATTATTTTATAATCCCCGCTATTAACTCTTCAAAAGCTTCTACTTTTTCTGTTCTCTTAGGCCAGTAAATGTAATCTTTTTCTGGGTTCTTTTTTAAATTTGATAGTAAAGGTAATATAGAATTATATAGCTTATTTAATTTGTCTTCAAGCTCTTCAGCTTTACCTGATGTTGATTCTAATTTTTGTGTTTGCTTTTGGACTACTTCCAGTTCATCTTCGTCTACTGCTGTAAATCCAAAATCAAATTGGTCTAAATCTATACTCATTTTTATTCCTCTGTATTATTATATTTATAATCTCTGGGTATGACTTTTGTCTTATCTTTATGTATTTGTGTAGCACCATGTTTAGGCGTTTTCTTTCTACCAAATATCTTATCCCAGTTATCTTCAAACTCTTTTTGATTTTTTATCGGTCTAGGTTTACTTCCCTTTCCTCCATGCCATTGATTCATATTATTTTAAACTCTATATTTTTATAGTTATCCATTATAACTTTTCTTTCATTCACCCACTCAGCTCTCGGAGTAGACCTTTCATATCCTTTATCTTTTTGATAGATATTTGTTGCTCCCATACCATCAAATCCACAAAGTATAATTTCGTCATAACCTTTTTCACATGCTAACATTAATGCACGCGAACCTGACGATACTTTTACTTCTGGTATACTTATAACTAAATCTTCTACATGAGTCCAAGTAATATAAGTATACTTTTCTGAACCTGCCACTTGAGCAAATTCATTGTCACCATTATCGTTTTCTATTATTGGATTACCAAACGATTCTCCAATATGTCTTGCTACTTCTCCAGGCATTGGTGACCATTCTGAAAAGTAACAAGTATTTTCTTTACAATATCCTGAGCTGTATATAATGTGTTGCATATAACTATCAGTACATACTAATGCATCAGGATATTCTTTATATGCACCATTACATCCATACACAAATGCATCAGGATATTCTTTTCGGTAATCAAGTCCTTTACGCGACTCACCATTACCTAATATAATTGCTTGCTTATAAGACATACAAATAATAATATATTGCACCACTTATGAGTGCTATAGATGCGAAGATTCGTAATACCCAAATCCAAAAAGCTCTCTTTTTCTTTTTATGGTATTCTTCTAAATCTAATACTTGTCGTATTCTATCTATCTTATCCAAAAACTACTCCGCCTCTTTTCACTAATTCGTTTTTAATTTTTTGTTTATCTTTTTTTCTAGTACTAGGATTATTGTACTTTTCTATTAACTCTTGTTTACTAAACAGTTTTATGTAAGGATTAATTACTGTAACTTTTTTAGTAACTCTATCAATTTGCTTGTGTGATTTACCTAACTTAATTGGCATCATAACCTCCCTGTCATTAAAAGCCACCATCGGAAGTACCTACTTCCTTCTCCATATCTGGCGCTTCTCATTTTATTATACATTATTTTATTCTTTTTACACTTCCTTTTAAATCTGCCAAATAAGCAAAAAACTCTACTTGTGGATATTCTCTTTGTAAATCCAATAGAGCTTTAAGGTTATCCATGTGATCGTCAAATAAGCGAACTCTCGCATACTTGTTTGTATCTAAATATTTTTTAAATACAACTGTTTTATTTGCTGCGCTATTTTTACCACCTACATTACCTGCACGCTCAACATATACATTCTTCATTGGTATACCATGAGCTTCAAATGTTTTAATGAATAAGTTTTTATTGTCCATGTCAGCTCTTGCTGTAACAATAATAACTTTACTACCTCTGGCTGTTGCGTTTTTAATTATAGCTTTAGCCTTTTGAACCATTCTTGCAATTGGTGTAGCTGTTTGGTAAAATAGTTTTGCTGATTTGAATTCGCCGTAATCCCACTCCTCATCTCTACCTAATTTGTAGTTATTATATTCTTGAGGTGTGAGTTCTTTTATTTTACCAGTGTTTTTATTCTTAACTCTTACTTTAGCCTTTGATACAAACATAGTATCGTCTATATCAAATATAGTCAATCCTTTGCCTGCTTTCTCTGCTAAAAATTCGTTAAACTTTTTCATAATAGATATTATACCACACTTTTTGTGTTCTGTAAATATCTATTTATAACTCTAGGTTCTTTATAGTGTTTAATTTATCTTGAGCTTCAGCTATTTTTGCTACTTGAGTTTCGATTGCTTCTACTACTTCAGGATGTTCTCCAATCCCTGTAGAGTTTCTAGTATATACTAATATATTAGCTTTTGCTATTGCAATTTCACCTTCTAGTTTTTTAACTAAAGCTTCTAACATAAAGTTCATCGTGATTCCTCCCAAAACTTTTCCCTTTTATATTCTGATATTGTATTTATTAGTTCTGCTGTCCAATTATCTCTATCTTCTATGAATATCTGTGGTCCAGTGTCTCCAGCGATAGCAACAACTAATTGCTTAATTGGTCTACCAGTTCTTTCTTCCCACATGATTGCATATGCTGCAGCTTGCATGAAGTAATTAGATATCCATTCTTTTTTCTTTTCTTTACGAGATGTTTTCCAATCGATGATAGAATCTTTTCCATTCCATACACCAACACAGTCCACTCTTCCAGCTACTCCTAAATGTTTAGAATATAAAGGTGCTTCTATTGAATATACTTTTGAAAGGTTAGAATCGATATACGGTTGTATATCTTTGAATGTTTGTATATTGTGTGGCATTTCTCCTGATAGATATTCGGAGTCATTAGCAATATACTTTTCGATTATATTGTGGATTTTAGTACCACGAGAGGAAGCCACCCGGCTAATACGATTAGCCTCCTCTTCGCCAACTCTCTCCCTCCACTTTTGTATCGCTTCACGAGATAGTATTGATAATACTGTTGTGATACTCGGATATTGATTACCTTCCGGGTCTACATAATGTCTACCTTTTGCTTTCGTTTCCGAATTTAAGTCACTATAACCTAAATCAATTTCTTCATGTATAAAATTCATATAATTATTTATTAGCCTCTGATATCAGCAGTGGCAATTGGTGCTACTATAGCTGGACATCTTTTTCTGTTTTTAAATATTAACCAAGTAGCATTTTTTGCTTCTCTTCTATTTAAAACGTCATCACCATTTTTATCTGCATGGTCAAACATCTTTCCAACTTTAACACAACCACCCTGAATCAACTCAGCTTCACTTATTACATTATCTGCATTGAAATCAAATTTTCTCATTCTCCAATCATCAGCAAAAGCATCTGATATAAACAATGAAAGAACTGATACGCTTAAAAGTTTTTTCATTTTAGTCTCCTACAATAAATGACCCAATCATATAAAAAGAAAGTAACATAAATCCTACAGTGCAAATTTGTACTACCGACATAATCGCTACAAACTTTAACTGCATATCACCTAATGGTAATAATTCATTATTTATCCACTCCTGTTGTTCTTCAGGAGTTGCATCTCTCGGTTTAAAGTTAAATTCTAGTTGTTGAGCCATAATCAATATTATATATAATAGATTATAACTCAGAATGATAATACTAGAAAAAAAACTATCTTTATTTTGTTTTAATATTGCCTCTTAACCTAGGAGGCATACCACTCTTAATTCTGTCCTGTACTTCTTTCCAACCGTCACCGGCTTTTGTTAATTTACTTTGAGTTCCACTATAGCTCATAGCTGGAGCCTGTGAATAATATCTTTTCACATTTGGATTCTCTTTCATATAGTTATCATATTCTGCTAGTGATAACATTTTTTCAAAGACTTCTTCAGTCTCCGTATTAATAAACTCATACATTGGCATTTTGATAACCTCTCCACCATTCTGGTGCTTCTCTTCCCCATTCCCATTTTGCAAATGGTTTAGCTTCGTGATAGTAATTACGATATGCTTGAACAGCATTGCCTGGTACTTTACATTGTGGGTAATGGTTCATAGCTTGTGGGAATTCTGTTAGACCTATATCAGGAATATTCTTTGGTGCTTTAGAAAGTATCATACCTAATTTATCAATTGTTGCATGAGTCTTTTGTCGTCTGAACTCATACTCTAAACCCATAGCTGTAAAATGTTCCCAATGCCACATATAGTTGTCAGAACTTGCCATAGTCCATGTTGTACATGGATGGTATTTATGTACGGCTAGGTAATACAAATCATCTCTTTCGTCGCCGAAAGTATAATACTGTTGCATCGTTTTGCCTGACTTTGATGGCCTTCGTTCTGGAGTACCATCCAACATGCGGTGTGCAGTTGATAACATTTGTGCAGACTCAACAATCATTTTGGGTATATGTTTATCGCATAGCATTTGCGCAGCTATGACAGGGTCATTATCTAATACAAATATGTTCATAATATATATTATACCACAGTTTTACTTCAATGTAAACTATTCTTTTTTCATGTCTTGTAAGTAATCATTTAACACTAGTATTTTCTTTTCCATTTTATACGCTAGGTTTTGTTTACCTTTACAGGATAATCTCCTTGAATAATTTTCTGCTTTTGAAATATCTTTCTTTAGCTTTTCTACATTTACTGAACTCATAAAAACTCCTTATAAAATTAGTTAAGTTCATAACGTAGGTTTTCCTATAGGCTTCTCCTTATTTTCTAATTAATCCAGGAAATGCTTCCTGAACTAATTTTTTAGTTAGTCCTTTATATTCAGAATATAGTTTACCGTCTTTAGCCAAACATAGCATTTCAGCTTCATCACCATGTATGGATTCTAATAAATCTATAAACATTTTTTCTCTCTTCCCTTGTTCCATATTACTATATGGTCCTTTGAAGAAATACTTAAATCTCTTAAATGATTTTTTTAAATTTGTATACTCATAACCTACAGGTGCATCGTCCTTTCTATAAGGTGGTATACCTTTTGGTAACAATGATATGACATCATCGTCAAAATTGATTCTCAACACATCACACAGAGCTGGTGATTTGTTTTCCCTGAGCCATTCGATTCTATTGACCTTTCCTTTTCTTTCCGAAACGCCTTCTAATACCTCAGTTATTAATAAATGTTTAGCCATTGTAAAATTCCTCCACGACTTCAATCAAAAGATTACATCTTTTCTTAATTAAATAATTTAATACTTTCATTCTCATTGGAACCTTCTGTTCCATAAAAGTATTTATAATAGTTGTTTGGATATCATCAGGTATTTCTGTTAAATCAATAAGTTTTTTATTACGCTGATAATTCCTAAATATATGCTCAGGCATAACATCTTTAAGTACATCCGACTTCTCTAACCATTCGTCAATCTTGGTTTGCCTTAGTGGTGTTTGTGATTTATCGCTTACAAATGTATCATCGGCTGATAGTACATTAGGAACTCCGTCACCTGTATCACCACGCATAATATGGTTAAACGCATAAGTCCTAGGGTTCTTATCTGTAACCATTTTCTTTTGTATTGGACTAAACTGTTTTACGTTTTTATATTTTTGTAATTGTATAAAATCTTTATCACTTGATACAATCATTACAGGTTCGTCCTTTCCAAACTCTTGAGTTTCTAAAACAAGTGAAGCAATAATATCGTCTGCTTCTACTCCGTCCATGTGTATAACTTTATAAGGTAGATTCTCTGCTATTTCTTCTCTGACTAAATGAAGTATTCTAAATATTTCTGTCCAATCCTGGTCGGACTCATCTCTACCTTTTTTTCTATTTGCTTTGTAATAAGGAAAGTAATCCTTACGCCAGGTATTCATACCATCGGCACATATAACCATTTGGCCATACTCATCTCTATACCTTTTATTATACATACGAATACTATT